CACTACTCGAAGGTCTTTCTGACTGAATGCCAGAAGGCAAACCAAGCGCACCAGATGCTCTAACTGTTAAAACACCTGTAACTGTAGGAGTAATAGATTCACTGGTGTGATTGGTTTTAATTGACATTATTGTTTGCCTTCAATCTTTTCTTTTGTTCTGCCATATGCGGCAATACCAAGAACAGCACCCATTGCAACGTGGAATAAACCAGCGCCTTGCAATGTTAATGGTTGCCATTGGCTTGTAACACTACCGTGACTCAATGCTTGTAATATAGACCATAGCACTGGGAATATAGTAAAGTCACACACACAAACCATCATGTACATCCAACCCATGACTGGACGCCATTTCTTGTTGATCCAATCAGTGTTGTCGTTGGCCACTAGTACATCTGCACCTTGTGCGGCATTAGATCCAGCGGCTGTAAGATTTGGTTGTTGCGGTTGTTGTGGGGCCATGCCTCCAAAACTGCCAGGCATCTGTCCATTATTGGCATTTGTTAAAACACTTGCTCCTGAAGTTACTTTAGTAGTAATTGACTGTTGAGCAGTTGTGCTTAATGGTGCAAATGCATCACCATCGTCATAATCATCAAATTTTGGCATCGAAATGTCCCCCTATGCAGGTATTTACCTTGGTCCTACTTTTTTGGCTGGAAAAATTCTTTTAATTTTGATGACACTTCAGCGGCAAAATCTTTGCCTTCTGGTGCCCGAGTCCATTTTCCAAGCGGACATGATTCATTGGATAATGTTACTTTTAGGTTAACTAAACATCCACATTCCGTGCATTGCTTTGTTGTGCGTCTATATTTTTCGCATCGTTGGCAATGGCCAGCACGTTCTAATCTTGTTGTCATATCTGTAAACATCGTATACTTACCCAATGAAAAAGGGCCATTAAGGCCCTTTTTCTGTTTAACAAACTTCTAATTTTTAGATTAGATGAATGATAAGTTTGCGCTGTCGATAGCAATTGTGTTAACGTAGTCAGCCGCGTTACCCAAAGATGACGCTGTGTTTGACAACTCAACATAACCATAACGTGTCATGAATGACACTGTTGGTTCAAATGTTGCTGGATCTAAAACAACACCTGAGCTCATCAATGGAATGTATGGGCAGTAGAATGCTGGAGCATCCATCTCGTTAGCACCTTTGTAACCAACCAATACTGGACTTGCGTCACCGGCGTAGTGGTTAACATAAACGCGAACTGAGCTGTTCAATGTACCAACGAATTTTGTGTTTGTTGGTGCTTCGAATGTACCTTCTGTAGTACGAGCAAAAGCTGAAGTAGTAGCAGATTGTAGAATTGTCAAAGCTGTTGGGCTTACAACAATGTAGTTACCTGCACCACGACGTGTACGGCTAGCGATGTCGTTAGCGGCACGGTTGATCAATACTGCCAAGGCAGCGTGTTGGTCACCAACGAAGTTAGCTGTACCAGAAACTGCTGATTGGTCGTATGTAGCGTATGTGCCACCAGCCAAGTTGATCAATGAACCAATGATTTCTTGGTCGATTTCAGCTGTAATTTCTTGTGCCAAAGCAGCCATGATTTCTGCTTCAACGTCAACACCGTGGATAGCTTGAGCGTCTTGAGCCGCTTCAAATGTCCAACGTGCGCTTAACTTACGTGATTTAGCTTCAACAGTCTCTTTCAAGATCTGGATGTTCATCTTCTTACCGCCTTGACCTTCAAGTGTACTTGTGGCAGCGGCGCGGCCAGTTGTTGTACCTGAATATTGTTGAGCGATACTGAATGGGCTTAATGCTTCATCACTAACAAGCACAGCTTTACCGATGTTACCTTCTTGGTATGAACCAGAACCAGTAGCGGCATCAGACGCTTCTGCATAACGTACACGTAAAGTGTGGATCTGAGAAACTGGACCTTGCATTGGTTGAACACCAACTAATTCGTTAGCGATTGTTGTTGGCATAACACGACGAATAACTGGTAGAATAACCTTGTTCAATACAGAAATGTTACCGCTAGCTGTTGAACCAGCAGTTGCGCTTTCTGACAAATACTTCTTAGTGTTTTCTAAACACACTTCCATTGTGGCCTTACGCTGACCATTTAGACCTTCTAAAAGGGCTTCTTTAGTAGCTGACCAATTTTTTGCTTCAAATAGAGCTTGTGACATTTTGTATGTCTCCTATAATTAAATCTTAATACCAGCGAGTTTACGAAGTTGTTGAATAGTATCATCAGCTTCGGCTGGGTTTGTAACTGACTCTGATTGAGTCTTGTTACCTGTAACCACAGTCTTCTGTGATTGTTGTCCTTCAACAAGTTGTTTCTTGTCTTTACGAATTTCTTCGTTAAGGACTGATGGCAAGTATTTCTGGAATTGGTCTTTTAGCTTAGATGTGTCTGTGCTTTCTAGTAACTCTTCCATGATGCCACGTTTGTCTTTTGACAATGGGGCACATAATTCTTGCATAACGCGAACTCGCTGTGCTTGATCTTCCGCAATGCGCTGACGACGAAGCGACTCGCTAATTTGTACTTCTTTTTGTGTTAGTGTTTGTTGAGCCTCTGATAGTTGATTTTGAATTTCGATAATCTGACGGTTTAGTTGGCTAACGGCTGTGCCATCTGCAAACTTGCTTGCCATGAATTCTGCGGCAAAAGCTTCCATGATCTTACGACCAAAGTTGTTTTCTTTTGCTTCGCGAATATCAGTCTTAAGTTGTGACATTTCTTTCTTGAAAGATTCTGCAACAACCTTGTTGATTTTTTCGCTTGCTTTCTTAACGAATTTAGTACGAGTTTCCTCGATGGCTTTACGACCTTCGGTGACTAATTTAACGCGAGCATTTACAAGAGCTTTGTGATCCTCATGTAACTCTGTTAATTCGCCAGTTAGTTTACGTAATGCAAATTCTTCAAGTTGGCTAATTGATTGTTTTTGTGCGCTACGATCTGTACGAAGCTCAGCAATCTCTTTTGCAAGAGTTTCCATTACAAGTTTTTGTAATAGTTGTGCATCTTCTTTGATCTTAGCGGCATACTTTACACGTTGGCCTACTGCCTGTTCGCGTAAAGATTTTAATTCTGTAGCACCTGCAGAGATTGTATCTTGCATTAGCTTGTCCATGGCTTCGATAAGTTGACCTTTATCGTGCTCATAGCGTGAAGCGAATTCTTCACGTAATTCTGCCGTGACTTGCTCACGACTTTCTGATAGGTGTTGTTCCCAAGCGGCGTTGATATTCTCACGCACCTCTTCGGACAAAACTGTTCCACCTAACATTTCGGCAAATTTACTCATAGTTTTTTCCTCAGACTTTTTTTAGACTCGAAATGAATCTAGTCACCTCGTTTTCGAGATGCTTTTGTGCGGACCTATCGTAGGTCGCCGCGTAGGCCACATCCATTAGAGCGGCACGTCTACGACTGCCCATTACTCGTTCATAAATTGGTGTTGGATAAGCTTCAGGAGCACTTGGTTGTGCTACTACGTCAACAGTAACAATTTCAAAATCGCTAACGTTACCAGATTCCTGTACGTTACCAGATCCGCGACTGCTGACACCTAACTTCACACCGCTTTCAAGCAATGTTTTAATGATATTTCCCATTGGTGTTGGAATAAGCTTTAACTTACCATATCCATTTGGACCATCCATCCACATCTCTGTAACCATGTGACTTACTCGGTCAATGTTTACTTGAAGATCGTCTGGGTGATCTGCTTCACCTAATACAGAAAAACCACTATCTAATCGTGTACGAATGCTCTCTACAGCGTTTGCAATTTCGTTAACAGGGTACACACGTTGATTGTGATTACGTACCCCGCCTTGAATGAAAATGCCTTTCATGTAGAGATCCTTACCGCCACTGGCAGACTCTTTTGTTTCGACGACCATACCGGCCTGATCGAATGTTAAGTTTTCACGTAGTGGCTGTAGGTTCATGATGTTTAACCTCTTGGCAAGTCTGAAGGACTTGAACCTGCTTCACGGCCTGGTGCTGTACCTGGCTTTGAAACTTTG